GGATGCTTTTAAATAAGCTTGATCCGTGAGCACAGCCTGTTGAATTGCTGATGGGTAATTAGAATCAGTTTTTGGTAGAATATATTGCTTAAAAACGCTATCATTTGGACCATAAGAAACTGGTCGTCCAAGTGAAGTTAGTGTAAGAGTTTTGACTCCTAAAAAATCAGTATTCGCTATGTCTACACTATAAACTACAGATACATTACCAAGACTTGAGTCTTCATATATTACGGTTTTATTTGCTACATTGTTTTTAGAAAAAGCACTGTTAGCAGATACCGGTGGTTTTCTTTGTGCCATCAGTAAATACTCCTTCCGCTAATAGGGACTTCAACACCACCAAGATTACGTACAAATTCTTCAGCAGGCAGCAGTGACGCTTTGCCCCATTCCTCTGCTGCAACTTCTAAAAACAAACTTCTAACGTAAGATTTCAAGTATTTATGGAACCCCGCCGACCCGAAAAGGAACCCCATGTAATCTTCTCCGCCGCTTTCGATATCCTCCCGGAGATATTCTACAATTCCTACACGCTCCTTTGGTTTGTAGTAATGGATATTGGTGCCGTAGAAGATCTCGTTCTCCTCAGCGACGACCAGGACAAGGGGACTTCTGTCGTAGAAGGGTAAATCTCTAGCAGTTTTGGCATTATATCTGAACATCACAAGGTTGCCGACCGTAAGATCGGTCACAACTTTAGATTTGGGTAATTGTGACTTAAATTCCAAGTTCCTTCTCAGTAAAAATCTGAAACTCCCATAATCTATCGTCGCAGAAATTCTTTGCTGCTTCCCACTTTGCCTGATTTTTGGCGTATTCGTAAACCTCAGCAACGTATTGCTTGGTTCTCTTTTTCTGTTTTCTTGGTTCTTTTACCTGTTTTGCTGGTTTTATTTCTACCAAACTTTCCTTTACCTGCCCGTTTGTTTTGACATACTTGACATAAAAGTCTGGAAAATATCGGTGATACTTATTATCTATGGGAGACTTGTATGGAATTACAATCTCCTCAGAGGACCACTTAAGAACTCTTTGATTAATATCACAATACCTCATAAATTTCAACTCCCACAGTGACCGATAAACAATATTTGTGGGATCACCTTTGTATTTTTGGGGGTGAGATGGTTTGAACTTCCCCTTATACGACATACATAGTATATTAAATCATCCTCTATTTAGAGTTAATATGGGAGAAGAATTAAAATCACTATATCTCAAGACCGACGACCTTTACAAGGAAGGTGGAGTAAATGTTGTTCCAGCGTTTAACAACACTTACAAGGTTGAATTGAAATTCAATCCTAATGGTGGAACTAATTCCTTATTGAATTATATTAGAGATTTATCTTTGTTGGGAGTGAATGAGAGTCCACAATCTCTTAGTCTGTTTTGTTCTGAGGCAGTTTTGCCCGGATCACAGATTACAACTCAAACTGTTGATGGATTAAGACAAGGTGTATCTCAACATTTTGCTGCTTTTAGAAAATATCCCGATATTGATTTAACTTATTATACACAAAAAAGTTACTATACTAATGAAGTCTTCAATGCTTGGTTAGAGTATATCTCACCTTCTTTAGAATCTACATCTTCTGGAGCTGTTTTTGACACTGATAGAACAACCTCATCTTATAAAAAATTAAGATATCCAAATAGTTATAAATGTGAGATACTTATTACTGCTTTTGCTAGGAATCACTTGAAACCTGGTGAGGAGTTCAAAAGTCCTTCAAATGATGATCCGCTGAGTGATACCTTCATGAGTGAAGATCGAGCACTATTACAGATTCCCAATGCTATTCAATATAGATTACTTAGGGCATTTCCTGTAAATATAGTATCTGCTCCTTTGGCGTATGGTGACTCACAATTGATTAAGACGACTATAACGTTTAAGTATGATCAATTCTTTATTAATAGGCATGTGAATATGGATGATGGTAGAACTGACAGATCTGTTGCTTTAACATCATCAGGGGACGGGGCATCAACACGATTGCGATCAATCGCAGATAAAAATACGAAACCAAATGACCTAGCGGGACCTTAATAAATACAGTCACTGAAGTGAATATCTATGCCATTACCAAAGGTTTCTACACCTACATTTGAACTGAATTTAATTTCTACAGGTAAATCTGTAAAGTATCGCCCATTTCTTGTAAAAGAGGAGAAAGCTTTACTAATTGCCCTTGAGGGTGGTGATGAAAAAACCATTCAAAATACACTGAAAGATGTATTGAAGGCGTGTATCACGTCTAGAGGTATTAAAGTTGAAGATCTTCCAAGTTTTGATTTGGAGTATCTATTTCTTAATATTCGTGCCAAATCCGTAGGTGAAAGTGTAGAACTATTGATTACTTGTCAAGATGACGGAGAAACTCAGGTTCCTCTAAAAATTCATACTTCTGAAATTGTGTTGGATGTTCCTGAGGATCATCCAGAGGTTATTGACCTGGGTAACACTCTTAAGATGACATTGAAGTACCCTTCATTGACACAGTTTGTAGAAAACAATTTTCTAGTTTCTCAAACTGATAATGATGATGCGATCAACAAAGCATTTTCTGCTGTAGTTGATTGTGTAGACACCATTTATAATGATGAGGAGGCATGGTCTGCCTCAGACTGTACCAAGAAAGAACTCACCACATTTGTTGAGGGTATGACATCATCTCAGTTCTCTGAGATTGAAAGGTTTTTCTCTACAATGCCAAGACTGGTATACCGTGGAACAGTTGTCAATCCTAAGACAAATGTTGAGAGTGAAGTTGTGATTGAAGGTCTATCAAATTTTTTCGCATAATGATGTATCACACGACGATCTCTGCCTTCATGGAAGAGAATTTTTCGTTGATACAATACCACAATTGGAATTTGTCAGACATTGAGTCTTTGATTCCGTGGGAACGTGAGACTTATATCGGTATGCTTAAGAACTATCTCGAAAAGCAGAGATTAGAATACGAGCAATCAAAAAATGCCTAGTGCCGGAGAAATGATGTCCATGCGGGGCATGGGAATGCCTCGCACTCGCCGTGGAGGGGGGACAAGACGTGTCATGATGCAGCGTCCTGTTACCCCCATGCTGCCGCCTGCCGCATCTTCGGATAAGGGTGGAGCACTAGTGGCAAACAAAAGTCCTAGACTTCGCCCACTTTCTGAGAGAATGGCATCTGCTTATGACAAATTATATAAGGATGGTAAACCACCAGAGACAGATCCTTTAACACAGGCAGCATTAGGTAAATTAGTTTTAGAGATACAGCAAACTAACGCTAGTATTGCTGGAATACAGCAAGGATTGACATTACAGTCTCGTCAGAAGAAAAATGTCAGTAATGAAGAGAAGAAACTATTAAAGAAAGAAGAGGATAATTTAGTTAGTGTACGTGGTGCATTCTTAGATATTCGCGCCAAATTTGGTTTGTTTGCCGGAGCACTAGCGATTAAATCGCTAATGGAGGGTCGTCCAGGTGACGCAGCAGTTAACGCTGGTGCTGCCGTAGCGTCGTTCTTGCCTGAAATTATTAACATTGTTAGTGGCGCTGTCATAGGAAAAACACTTTTAGGTGGTAAAAAGGGTGGTGTCCCTGCTCCTAGAGGTCGTATGGCAATGCCTCGTGGTGGTGGAAAACTTGGATTAGGACTGGGATTGTTGGGTCTGGCAGGTGTTGGTGTCGGTATGGCACAGGGAAATAACGCTGATGCTAGAAGACAAGAATTGATCAAGCAGGATAGATCAAACCCTATTACACCTAATGATATAAAGAGATTTGGTGCGTTATCAAATAGATTTGATGCCATCTTGTCGCGAATGGAGGCAAACCAATCCCCCAAAGCAAGGAAATCTGTTAGACCTGGTGAGGGTGCGGATGAGAAGAGAGAAAAAGAAAAAAGTCTTTTCCAAAGATTCAAGGAATTTATAGGTTTGGGGGGTGATACACCTCCGACTGGTACTAGACCAAGAATAACTGATGATGCTGATATGAGCAAAGCGTTTAGGACTGGAATGGTCACTGGACCTGAGGCAAATATTGGTATGAGACCTACTCCTACTGGTAGGAATTCATATCATGTTGATACAAAATTTGCCAAAAGTCTTGCGATGGATGATGTCATTAATATGATGGACCAACTCTCTAGAGGATATGAAGAGCAAGATAGAACAATTGAGTTCTCAAATGATGCTGTGAGGGGTAGAAGGTACAGCACTGACTTGAGTCATGCTGAGAAAGTTGACCTGATGAGAGCAGCTTTTGCTGCTCACTCACATAATCTCCACAGCAACATGAATAGTATTGACTATTATATTAACAAAGAGAATGAAGATCGTTTTGGTGATAGTGCTAAGAATGTGGAGATATTGTCGCCAACTCTGGGTGGAAAAAAACTAAGATTTGGAACAGCTTCTGGTATGGGAGGTCTCGTTGATCTTTTGGATGCTCAAGGCAATATACTATCTACTACCTTACATGGTGATAGCACTAAACTTCCAAGACCAATAGGAAGCACTGTGGATATCAAACCAGACCCAAATTTACAGTCAAGTGTAAAACCGGATTCGTCAGTCCTCAGGACAAGTGCTAGTGTCAACATGAGAGATACTGGCACTTTAACCATTGTTCCTCTTCCTACTGGTGGTGAGCAACCACATCAGAATCAAACTCTCTTGACATCAACTGGACCGACTCCACAAACAATCAAAATTGATACAAGATATCCTGACAAAACTAGAATTCTTCAGAAACTTCATGTTGATGGGGCGCTTGTATGAAACCGATCAATAAACTATTAGAATCTGCGTTAAAGTTAAGAAGATCTTCTAGGGTTCTATCCACTAGTTTTAGAAGGAATTCTTCTGTTGAGATAATTGAAAGTAATAAGATTCTAAAGCAGAGAAAAAAGAATCAAGAAGAAAGATTTAAAACTTTCCGCTCTGCGATTGATGCTGTAAAGCAGAAGGAATCTGAAGCAAAAAATAAAACTTCTACTCTATTGGGTGGGTTTGGACTGTCAGCATTAGTTGCTGGCGGCGTGGCTGCGGTGCGCGGTCGCAAACCTGGTATGGGTGCTCGTAAACCCGGCACGGGTGCTCCTAGGTCCTCTAGGGTGCCCACAGGTGGTCTACGTCGTCCTGGTG